TTGTTCAATTTTGCTGATTGTAACCCAAGTTAATAATGTTCCAAGTGTTGCACCAATAGCAAATAAAAATCCAGTTAATATCATTTCTCACTCACTTTCTTTAGTATTGCATCAACAATCCAATAACATTGTTCTGTTGTTAAAGTTACCGTTAGGTTTAATGCACATATCCCAAAAATATTATCTATTTCCTCATCTGTTAGTTCACCCATTGGGTGGTCATACAATGCAGTATAGTTAGGATGTTTTAACGCAGCAGAACCACAAATTGTAGTAAACTCAGGTTTATCAAACCCATCAATTTTAACCATCATGGCAACAGGCTTTTGATTAAAGAATGGCTTGGTGTAAAGAAACTCTCCCTTCTCTCTCGTTTGCCAATCGCTCCCTGAGCCTGAGTCAATGTATTTGTATCCATAACCATCAAAGTCATAACGCATTGCTACTGGTTCATCCATTTAATTCATCCCCTTATATTCATCAATCATCACAACACAACTTCCCCCGGTGTGTTTGATTCCTCTCTCAATCGTTAGCTTCCATACTTGACTATCGTTATCAAAGACTCCAGCATCTTGCAGACTATCTAGAACCGCTTTAGCACAGTTATCTATATCCATTAACTTAGCACTACGTGGTCTTAGAATAATATCTACTGAGATAGGAATATCTCCTAGCTTTGGAATACGATGGACAACAACATAGTCTTGCACTTGTTCTTTAAAATCCCTACCCCTCTTGGAGAGATACTTTCTCATACCGGATGTTAACCAGTAAGCATTAACGCTAGGGGGATAGGGTAGATAGAGGATTAAAATGGCACGTCCTCGTCATTACGTGTATTGACTTCTCTAGGATAGGAAATAGATTCTCTTTCCATTTCTTGAGGAGTTTTCATCACTGATAAAGAAAATAGGTGTCCATTGGAATGTGTTTTCTTCCAAGCAGATAATCTAATAATCTTACCATCAACCATGACTTGACCCTTGTAGTCAGGATGCAATTCTGTTTTCTTATCTAGATTTTGAAACAATACTCCACGACCTTCTTTTGGTATATGACTACTCATAACTTCTCCTTTAATAAATGATACCTAGCAAAATGTTTACCGTTATGTTTTACATCTTCGGTATAGATGTTGTAACCTTCTTCTCGTAATACGTTAATGTGTGCTGCCAATCGCATAGAACCGAAATGCTCTAGGGCTTCCATTGGTGTTATGGGTTTCTCTTTTAACCACCGCAGAATATTATCCTTTTGTGTTCCATATCGATTCTTAGCAACTGGCACTATCACTTTGGGCTAGACCCCTGTAACTTCTGTGCTAACCTGATATTTTGGTTTATATCTAAACGAGTTAGAATAAGTTGATTAACCACTTTCAGAGAATCTAACTTTTGTTTTTTCTCTGCTGGTTCTATCTTCTTAGATTCTCTCACCTTAACATAAAGATTAGCGTAGGCTTCCAACCATTCCTCTAAGTCTTGATGTTTAGAATAAATCGTATTATCCGGTAACATGAGGGCTATAGAGGTGCTAGGTTCTTCAGGGTAGTCATTATCCATCTCGATGATAGAAACCTCTTTAGGAGCCTCTATAACGGTTTTAAGAGGGGTTATATCCTTTATTGGAGCATTGTCGAAGTCTGCGACCTCCTCTGGACTATAGAAGCCTGTGACGCTTCCCGGAAAAACGCTTCGTATGCCTTCGCTAATACATCTGCTTCTGAGCATGGCACGTGGAAACTTTTGCCATCCACTACCGGGCTTGACAAGACCAATGTTAGTAGCTTGTTTGATAGTCCAACTAACCGAGAGACTTCCTCCGTTCGGGTGAGTAAAGACTCCAGTAACTCGTTCATCTGTATATTCTGTCCAATCAACTTTTCCTCCTGCATTTTGAAACCTCGCTAACATTGCGTCTGCTTTTAAAGCTGGACGACCTTGAATAATATGGAAGTCACGTGCAGCCGTAGCTGGATGTAGTCCTTCCGCCTGAGCAACTGCCATTAAAGCTAATACTGAATTAGTGTCTTTCATACCAAACAGATTAGACTTGGCTATTGCTTCTGCCATACTTTGCATATCGTTGAAACTCACAATATTACTCATCATTTAACTCCTTGATTTCTTCTAATATCTCTGCGTAATGTTCCTTAAATCGTAAAGATAAAATATATAAAATATGTTCTTGCATTTTCTTATCGCATTTAGAAAAAAAATCTTCGGTATATAAAATCATTGTTTTACCTACCTCTTCGTCATGTATTACGGAGCATACTTTCATATAAATTTCTCCGTAATGGTTAAGATGGTATCAATGACTGAACTAGCAGTCATCACCCAGATGGCTATGTCTATGTTATTCATTTGATTAAGAACCTCCTAGAACCAGCTTGTTCTACAACAAATTGGTCATAGATGTCCGGCATCGCAGATTGGAATAAAGTAGAACTAAAGCGTTTAGTAGGTTTCGAACTTCTCCAAGTCACTAAGACATCTCCACTCACAGAACGAATCTCTGAAGCCTCTCGCATTTGGTCTCTGAGATAGGTCTCAATCTCTTCTGCTTGAGCCTCCATTTGTTTAATCTGTTCTTTCATTTGTTTAAGATGTTGGATACCTCTTTCCATATTCATCGAAGCCATAATGACATTCTCTGTTGATACTGGATACAGGAGTTTAGTTTGCTCAATCGTTTCTGCTGGAGGTTGTGTGCCATTCTTGACATGACCCCAAAAGACAGCCATCTTCTTGATTAAATCTTCTTTCTCTGCATCACTAATATGGAACTCAAATGTTTGTAATTCTTGACCACCGAACAATACTGCTAAGTAGATATGGTTAAGATTGTGGACTGTTGCTTCATGGACTAATTGAGCATAGTCTGCTTGTGGAACTCTATTAGTATCAGTATCGAACTTATTGCGAACACCAGCACTATAATTCTTAACCTCAACGAGAGTAGAGCCATCAGCACTAATGAAATCAAAATGAGAACGAAGCCAAGACTCGCTAGGGTGAGTAAGAGAATAATCAGCATCTTTCAACTCCATCTTTAATCTATCACTTACTAATCTACCGATAACCGGTTGCATAACATGACCCATCTGCACTGCTTCTACATCAGATAAGTCTACAGGGGGAATACTTCCTTGTTTGGTTAATATGACTTCTACTGCTTTACCATTAACAGCTTGTCTTGTATCACTAGCCCACCAAGCACTATTGCGTATCTCTGGTGCAAAATCATTTCTATCGTTAGCCATTTACAATACCTCCGCTAAAGATTTAATAATCTCTTTTAAATGGTCTAATTCATCTTCTAACTTACCTATCTCGGACTCTAGTTCCTCAATCGTCTTAGATTTATTAAAAAGAGTTTCTAAAAGTTTGTCATTAGAGTTTGTAAGTAATATATTCAGTTGTTGTAAAGATGAATAATCACTGTTATCAACAACAATGGTATTTGTTGATTGGTTCTTAGAACCTTTTGGTCTGCCTCTAGTAGCCATTATTTGTTACCTCCGAAGATGTTTGACCAGTCCGTAAACACATCTTCCAATACTTGACTAGAATGAGATTTTCTCTTGTTGGGTAATCCTGATTCAAACCTGATAATGTCGAAATCTTCTTGACTGGCTTGATTATTCTCTGCTCTTTCGATAGCATCTTCGAGCATACGTTGTCTCTCAATATGGAATTGAGAATACTCTTCTTGACTCATACAACCTCCTAATAAGTTTAATTTACTATTTAATAAAGATACTGCAGTTACAACTATAAACAATATAATAAATATGTCAATAGTTTTGTAAAATTTAATTGTTGTATTTTAGGTGAAGAACATTAAACAAGGATACTTACAAGTAAGCATCATTTTATAAACAGGCAAGACTAGACTCCCTAACTACTTTTTTTAAAATAGAGACAGCCTTTGTTGTCATCTACTTTAGAATCTCTGACGCTGGTTCATCTTCAGGTATAGAACATGAGGAATGAATAGGTCTATTCGTTAGGCAATAATTACATATTTTACGATTTAGTGTATCTGTCGTAATCTTATAATGTCTCAAGTCATAGCCACCTATCTTTGACATTTGACAAACTGTATCTAAGTAATTCCATATATGAATTACCATCTCATAGTTATGTCGTTTCTCATTTTGTTTTCTAGGTTTATATAAATATTCAACTTTCTTTTTCATATCATCTCTCAACAATAAGTTCGTCCCCCCTTTTCTATACAAGAGGTATGTCCAACTTTTCAATTTTGTTAAGTAATTGACGACAACTTATTCGAGATTTACTACTCTCACATTCAGCAGAAGATTCCTGTTAAGGTCTACCGAATACTAGCCATATACTACTTTTGTCGTTTTATCCGTTCAACTGTGAAACTCAGTCTATCGGGGTACGGGGGACACCCACTTAACAAAACATTACTCCAGATGACAAAAAACCTTTAGGGGTATCTGTCTTAGTCGCCCGACATATTTGTTTATATGACGGCACAGACACCTCTAAAGGCTTCTAATAACAGCGACTAAACTGTTAAGGAAAATACTACAAAAAAAAAGAGAGACTGTCAAGTCTCCCTATAAATAATCGTATGTGCGTAAGGTAATTACAGACCTAACTGGGTTAACAATCTGCCTAACCATATCTGAAACCGATTAAACGGCATCGGTGCAGGTTCTAGGTTACTTGTATCCGTAGTTCTTAAATATTTCCATTGTCCAGAATAACCACTACT